CTAAAATAGTAAGCGTAAGAGGAACGTTAATTGAGGACATAATTAAAGCGATTGAGGATAAATTAAAGAACGACACGTCTTTAATAAATTTACAAAACGCAATTTATGAAATAGTGCAAAGGTCACAACAATTTTATAAATGGCAAGCGTTGAGAATAGCGAGAACGGAAACAACTTTCGCTTCGGCTTACGCAGCAATGCGAGCAGCATCACAATCTAACTTTGAAATGACAAAGGAGTGGATTGCAGCCAAAGACGATAGGACCAGAAAGGACCACAGATTGGAAAACGGACAAATTGTTGATTTTAACGATCCGTTTATAATGAATGACGGAAGCCAATTGCAATATCCAGGCGATCCAAAAGGAACAGCCGCTCAGGTTATAAATTGCAGGTGTACGATAGCCTTTAAGGCAAAGAAAGACAAAGACGGGAATATTATATTTAAAAAATAAAAAAAGATTGATTGGAATATATAAAATAACAAGTCCAAGTAACCGTATTTATATAGGTCAAAGTGTAGATATTCAATCTAGATGGATAAAGCATAAGCGGTCTAAATTAAAAACAAAATTATGTAATTCATTTACTAAATATGGATTTGAAAATCATATTTTTGAAATATTAGAAGAATGCGATATAAAATTTTTAAACGAACGAGAAAGATATTGGCAAGATTTTTATAATGTATTAGGTAAAAATGGTTTAAATTTAAAACTAACAAATACAAAAGATAAAAGTGGCAATTTACATGAGCAAACAAAATTTAAAATTTCTAATAGGAAAAGAACTTTTGAAGAAATTGAAAAGTCAAGAATTTCAAGAATAGGTTTAAAAAGAAATTTTGAACAAAAAGAAAATATTAAAAATGGTAGGGTTTATGGTAAAATGAGCCAAGAACAAAAGAATAAAATTTCTTTTAGTAACAAAGGTAAAAAACCATCTATTGAGTCAAGAATTAAAATGTCAATAGCAAAAACCAAAAGAAGTATAAAAATAATTTTAGATCAAAGTACAGGCATATTTTATTTTGGGTGTAAAGAAGCCTCTATATCAATTGGATATTCTGAGGCACACATAAATAAAATGTTAAGAGGAGAAAGATCTAATAAAACAAATTTAATTTACGTATAAAATGGAAAATTTTAAATTTAAACAATTGTCTTATGATTTGAAAGACTTGGACGAGAACAAAGGGATTGTGGTTGCTTACGCAAACGCTTACAACTTTAAAGACTCAGACGGAGACATTTCGGCTCCAGGTTCTTTCAATAAGACAGTAACAGAGAATTTCAAAAGAATTAGAGTTTTAAAGGACCACAATCCAACGATGATGATTGGAGTACCTTTGGAAATAAACGCAAATGATCCTTACGGATTATTAACTACGTCTCAATTTAACATGAACAAGCCATTAGGTAAAGACATGTTCACAGACGTAAAATTGATGCACGAAAGCGGTTTAAATGCTGAATTGAGTATTGGTTACCAAGTTTTACAAAGAGACGCTAAAAACAAGGCGGTAATTAACGAATACAAGTTAATGGAATACTCTTTCTTGTCAAGCTGGGGAGCAAACGAATTAAGCACCGTACAAGGTTTAAAAAGCATCAAATCACATTACGGTATTATGGAATTAATCGAGAAAGCGTATAACTTAGATTATAGCGATCAAAGATTGAGAAATATCGAACAACTATTAAAATCACTTTCAGATGAGCCGGCAGAGGTTGCCACTTTGAACGAGGAGCCGATTATATTAAACACATTGAAAAATTTTACACTTTAAAACAAAAAAACAAAATGGAAGCATTAGAAATTAAAGCTGCTTTGGAAGGAATCAAAGCACAAGTTGAAACAAAAACTGCTGAGCAATCAGTAGAAGTAAAGTCTTTAATCGAAGCATTAGAGGCAAAAATGGAATCAAAAAACAACGAATCAGTTGAAGCATTGAAAGCTGAATTGAAATCAATTCAAGATCACGCTGACTTGTTAGACGTTAAATTACAAGAGAAAAAAGCTGAGGCTAAGTCTGAAGGATATTTTGATGTAATGACTAAAACATTAACAGAGAACTTCAACGAAATCAAAGATGTAAGAAACGGAAAATCTGTACAGGTTAAAGCTGTTGGAGATATGACTTTGTCTGGTAACCTAACAGGTGCTCAGCCAAAAGATTACAACTTCAACACTGTAATGATCCCAGGTCAATTAGTAAACGTTGCTGACTTAGTTGGTTCTGTTAACATTTCTGGAGGTACTTATACATTCCCAAGAGAGGGAGCTGGAGAAGGTTCAATCGCTGCTCAAACAGAAGGTTCTTCAAAATCTCAAAGAGATTACGATTTTACAATGGTAGATGTAAACACAGACTTTATTGCTGGTTTTACTCGTTACAGTAAGAAAATGGCTAACAACTTGCCTTTCTTAACTTCATTCATTCCAAGTGCTTTGAGAAGAGATTATTTCTTTGCTGAAAACTCAATCTTTAACACTGCATTGGCTTCTGCTGCAACTGCATCTACTCAAATCATCACTGGGAAAAACAAAATCGAAATGTTGATCAACGAGATCGCTACATTAGAAGGATTAAACTTTGCTGCAAATGGAGTTGTAGTTCGTCCTTCTGATTTCTACGATATCATGAAAACTGAAAAATCAACTGGAGCTGGATACGGTCTTCCTGGAATCGTTACTTACGAAGGTGGAGTATTGAGAATCAACGGAATCGCTGTTTACAAAGCTACATGGTTAGCTGCTAACAAATATTTTGTTGGAGACTGGTCAAGAGTTACAAAAGTAAACACTCAAGGTTTATCATTAGAGTTCTCTGAACAAGAAGGAACTAACTTTGTTAAAAATAACATTACAGCTCGTATTGAGTCTCAAACTGCTTTGGCTGTTGAGCAACCAGCTGCAATCATTTACGGAGATTTTACTGCTGTTTAATCTGTAAGTTATTAAAAATTAAAAGCCTATGCAATTTGTATAGGCTTTTTTTATAAATTTGTATAAATTAAAATATTAAAGAAATGGAAAACTATATTGTAATAAAATCATTTTATAAATTATCTGAGCAAAAAAATTATAGCGTTGGAGATCTTATTGAATTATCAAAAGAGGATGCTGTGCTATTAATTGAAAATGAATTTGTTGAAAAACAAAAAATTGTAAAAGCAAAAAAATAAATGGGATATACTAACGTTTTAACACTTGAAAGAGTTAAGAACTATTTAAGAATAGACGAGGATTTGACAGACGATGACAACGAAATCATTTCGATGATTAATGGAGCTTGTCGTTTTGTTGAGAAAAGAACTAATCATTTGTTTTATGATCGTGACGTTACTTATAGAAATCATTTAAGTTTAAAAGTTTACGATTATCCAATTAATGAAATTGTAGCTCCAAGCGATCCGGTAGTAATTCATTTTTCTACTTACGATTTGTTTCCAAACGAAATTGAGGTAACTTTAAACGTTGGGTACGAGGACCCGACAGAAGTTCCGGACGAGCTTTTGCAGGCTTGTTTACAAATGATAAAGGTTTGGTATTACGAAAGCGAAAAACAAGTCAATACAACGCTTATTCCGGAGGCAGTAATGCAGGCAATTGATATTAACAGACGATTTTTATGATAGCGAGAGAATTATCCAGAAAAGTTGAAATATATAAAACTGAAAACGTTGAGGACGGTTTTGGCGGTTATACTATTGACGATGTTTTAATTGGTAGCTTTTGGGCAAATGTTAGACAAGCCAGTTCATTTAGAGACAACGCAAATGGAGGTTCTTATATTAAAGATAATTATTCTTTTAAGATTAGAAACAACTCAACTATTGATTTGGATAAAGACAATCTTAGTATTGTTTATAGAAATGAAAAATACGTTGTTAACAATATTGAATATGATGACGAGTTATTTCGTTTCATTAATATAACTGCAAATGGCAAAGGGATCGATTAAAGGAATTGACCAGGTTATTAAGGAGCTTAGAAAGTACGGAAAAGATATTGAGGTTCAAATAGATGCGACAACGAGTAACGCTGCAATGGAAATTGAAAGAAACGCAAAAGACTTGGCACCCAAAAACTTTGGTCAATTAGCTCAATCTATTAGTCGACAAAAAATAAAAGAAAGCAATTATATAATTTCAACAAACGAGTTTTATGCTGGTTATATGGAATTTGGCACCGGAACAAAAGTAAGTATTCCAGCCGAGTTCAAAGATATGGCTGCAAGTTTTAAAGGTCGTAAAGGTAGTTATAAAGAGGGCTTGGAGTCAATTAAACAATGGTGCAAACATAAAGGAATTGACGAAAAGTTTGCTTATGTTATTTTTGCATCAATTTTGGGAGCTGGAGTAAACCCTAAGCCATTCATGTATCCGGCTTGGATAAAAGGCAAAAAAGATTATTTAGATAACTTAAAAAAATTATTATCAAAATATAATAAAAAAATTTAGTAATTTTGACGTATGATAACAACGAATCCAGATAAATATATTAGAAAGGCAATTTTTGATCTATTGAATGATATTGTTGTATCAGGCAAAACGATTAAATGTTATGATAGTAGGATAGCAGGAAACGCAAAAGTTGCAAACTATATTTTACTTACTAATCAAACAAAAAGTATTGAAAAGGCAAATAAATGCGAGTACCGTTGGAACTCTTCCGTATTAATAGAGATATTTACCAAGACAAGCTCTCAGGGGAATGCTGGCAGTAGACTATTATTAAACGATATTGAGCAAGCGGTTAACGATTTATTATTACCTCAAATTTCAGTTGACAATTTTGATGTTGTTACTCAGGATTTGAGCTACAATACACAATTAGAATCAGTTACAGACACAGAAAACATTTACCGAAGTTTTTTAACTTTGGAATTAACATTAAATTAAAAAAAAATTATGGCAACACCAATCAAAGGAGAAGTTGGAATTCTTTACGTAGCAGACGGAGCATCTTACAAGCCAGTAGCTTGTTTGACTTCAAACAGTTTATCAACAGCCGTTTCGGTTATTGAATCAAACACAAAATGTAACCCTGGAGTTACAAAAATCCAAGGAGGTATCTACTCTTACACTTTAGATGCTGAAGGAGAGTACATTGACACAACTTCAGTAGGAGGAGACGACACAAAAGTATCTCACGACTTTTTAGTTGATTTACAACTTGACAAAGCATTAGTAACTTGGAAATTAGTTACTGGAGTTTCTGGAGCAACTTACTATGGTAGTGCTTTAATCTCTGACTTATCTTTGGATATGGGATCAGGCGATGACTTGGCAACTTTCTCTCTTACATTAAATGGAGACGGTTTAATTTCAACAGTTGATCCATTAGACTAAGACATATTTTAACCAAACAATCAAATCATGAATAAAGTAGTATTATTAGACAAAGAGTTCCATTTTGGAATAGGGTTTTTAAATGAATTGTTAGACGGAACAGGTTTAAGACTTGACGAATTAGGCACACAAGCCGATGCGGTTTTAATTCCTAAAATGATGTATTATTCATTATTATACTCCTACAAAAGAAAGGCTCAGGAAGTTGATTTTGCTATGTATGACGTGAATGATTGGATTGATGAAAATGGAGGCATAGGAGGCGAGTTTTGGAATAATTTCCACAAAGCCTTTAATGACTCGATGAATAAAGACGTCCCAGTTGACAATAGCAAAAAAAAAGTGAATCCAGAGAAATAGATTTTAAAGCGGATGTTATCGCTTTTGCTTGTGGCGAACTTGGAATTTTGCGTTTAAGTGATGTTTATGATATGACTTTCGCAGAGTTCCAAATTCGCCTTTTTGCGTATAAAAGAATGGAGTTAAGAGAATGGGAAAAGGTTAGACAAATAGCTTGGAGTGCATTTATAGCTCCACACCAAGACCCAAAAAAGTTACCTAAGTCAATAGACAAGTTTATGAAGTTGGGAGGTAACGAAACAAAACGAGGAGTTAGCGATGAACAAAAAGAAAACTTCTTAAAAGCATACAAAGAATATTTAAACCAGAAAAAAAATGGCTAAATTACAAATCGAGGTAGGAGCTGATATAGGCGAATTAAAAGATAAATTAGCGGAGGCACAATTATTACTCGAAAAATTAAAAAAGCAAAAAGTTGACGATTTAAAAGTTGGTCTTGACGTTAAAGGTTTGCAAACTCAAATTAATGATGCAAAAGCAAATATTAGTAGCTTAACAAAAGCTATAAATACAAACTCAGCCGCACAAAATACAAATTCAAGAGCAACAGCAAACGGATCGAGTACATTAACTCAATTTTCTCGTATTGCTCAGGATGCTCCTTTTGGTATTATAGGTATTGGAAACAACTTAACTGCAACAGCTGAAAGTTTTGGATATTTAGCTCAAAGTTCTGGAGGAGCCGGAAACGCATTGAAAGCCGTTGGAGCTTCTTTATTAGGTCCTGGTGGTGTAATATTTGCAATTTCATTACTTACTACTGGATTGACTGTAATGGCTCAAAAAGGTATGTCGGTAGCCGATGTTTTCAATAAATTAACCGGAGACTTTGACGAATACGCAGACGCACTTAAAAAAGCAAATTTAGCCGCATATAATGACGACGGAGTTGTTAAAGCTGTTTCAGACGTAAACCAACTTAGAGAAGAGGTTAAACTTGCAAAAGATGGTTTCTTAGATAAAGAAAAGGTTGTAAAGCATTACAACGAAACAATGGGCAAAACTGCCGGATTAGTCTCAGACTTAGACGGAGTAGAGCAACAGCTTGTTAAAAATGGAGATGCTTTTATTAAAATGCAACTTTATAAA